TCTGTCTGCTTCTGCCAATACAACATCAGCCGCTGTAAGAACTACGTCTGCATTAGTCGCAACCTTATCGGCTGCTGTAGCAATTCTATCTAAAGCAGTTTGAACTTTGTCAGCCTCTGCTAATACTACGTCAGCTGCTGTGGCTACTCTGTCTAATCCTGTTTGTACTTTATCTGCTTCTGCAGATACTACGTCAGCTGCTGTAAGAACTACGTCAGCGTGAGTTAATACAACGTCTGCATGAGTTAGTACTACATCAGCGTTAGTTAAACCTAGGTCTGTTGCAGCATCATCCTCTGATGATTGGGCCGCTGTTGCTGATGCAGCTGCTGCCGTAACTGAACCGGTAATTGAAGATGCACTAGAGGCTGCTGCCGTGGCACTTCCTGAAGCGTTAGTCTCTGCCGTTTCAGCATTTGTCTCTGCTGTCTCTGCGTTAGTCTCTGCTAGTTCTGCTGCTACTTGTGCTGCTAAAGCTGCTACCTTAGCGGCTTCTGCAACTACAACTGCATTGTCAATTATAACTGCCTCTCCAGAGTCGCCATCGTAAAATGAATTTCTAGCCATGGTATCTCCTAAATTCCGGGGTAAGGTACAGATGCAGAGAAGCTGCCACCTTTAAGTGCTGCTCTCTTTTCTTTCTCGTTTAAGGCGTTCACCTTTCTAAAAAACATCTCATTATAGTGACTCTCATTTTCGTGATCTCCAAGAAATGTTGAGCCTATAGCTAGTGCTGAGTAGAGAATAAGTTCGTACTCGCTGCCAATAATAAACTGGTCGTTTATTTCTTGTTTAACTGTGTCGCCTCCAGCAATACTGGTTGCAATAGCAGTGAACGAAACACCTACATTTGTAGCGGCTCCTACAGGAACACCTGCGGCTTCCCATTGTTGTTGTGTAGAACTACCCATAGTTTGTATAACATAGCTATTACCAACAACCAGCGTAGTAGTTGCTGAGCCAGTTAATGTTCCTACTGCTTCGTCTGCCTTGTAGTATCTAAGTACATATGTGCCTTCTGCATTCTGTTCGCCATTATCATCTGTAATGACTAAGCTGTTGCCTACTCTAATGTATGCGTTCTTTATCTTATTGTTGCTAAAAGCTTTTTCGTCAACCCTGCTAAGAACAATACTGTCGTCCTTGCCTGTCTCAGACTTCTTTAACTCTATTGCTTCAATGAACCTAGCAGGTATAGCTAGACTCGAATTCGCAACCAAGACGGTAAAGCTTTCATTAGCTTCTAAAGTGGGAACTCTTAAAACTTCGTAAATCCTAGCCTCACCCATTTCGACAAACAGGTCGAGCTGCGTATTTGTTAGGTCTGATCTATTTAGCCAGTCAGCAATTGCTGTACGTAATGTGGCTTGATTGTTGATACTGGCCATTTGGTCTCCTTAGTAATACATCAATGCAGGATAATCCTGCTTAATAATTTGTTTGACCTTTCTAAGGTCATCTTTGTTGCAGTCACCATGAATATTAATTCCATACTTTGTCATGATGTCTAGCGAAACTGAATCTGGTATATTGCAGTAGGGTTTTAAACCTCTGTCTAATCTGGCGTGCTTGCTTCTTTCTCTTTGATCTTTTGCCCAATCTAGGTGCGAAGATACATCTTGAGTTACATCAAGGCGCTCTCCTGTTCTTTTTACTTTTATATCAAAACTATGTTTATTATCCATTATGCACTCCTTTAAGTGAACCCCCTCCGGAGAGGGGGCTTTAAGTAACTATACTACGTCAATGAAGCGTTAGTAATAACACCGTTACCAGTTGGGCTCTTGGCTTCAAGCGTATGCTCGGCAACCATGAATGAGCGCAATGCGTCACCAGCTTCGTTGATATCACGGAAGTGAATCGGACGAAGTGTAGCTAATGACAACAATGAAGGATCATAAACAAAGACAGATGTATCACCCATCAAGTAGTTATGAACAACCTCAACGTCACCAAAGTCAGACTCGTATAAGTCTACTGACTGCTTTAACTTACCTTTCTCGTCAATGTTACGACGTACGTTAGTACCTGTGCCAGCATTAACAAGATTAGAGAAGTTTACTTTCTGAGCAGTTGACATCATTACTTTAGATGGAGCCGCGGAAGTTTCGCCATTGATTGCACGTAGAACTTCGTTGATATCATCTAGAGTAAATGTTGCAGCAGAACCTGTAGCATTGTATACTGAAGCACCTGTACCGGCAGTTGAGTTAGAATCAAGAGTACCGCCTGCTGCAATAGCAGAGCCAACCCATGATTCATAACCACCCATAAGGCGAGCGCCAGATTGAATGTTACCCGAGGCAGAAGCAGATGCAGTTGATAATTGCTTAGACACTAAAGTCTTCTCAATATCCCGCATAATTTCCTTACCACGCTTTTCAGACTGATACTTAAATTCAGACTTACGACCAGCTTTGTCAACAGTTTCCAGAGTACCAGAGATAGTAATACCTTTGGTAAAGATCTGTGTACGGTTGCCAAGACGAGTAATAACCGGAGAAGTGCTCAACGCAAAGTCTGAACCTTCAGCGGCGGCTTGTAAGCCAGCGTTTTCTAGAGTATCAGTTGACCATTCGTGTAAAGTTTGTGTAGCTTTACTCTTGCCAATTGACGACATGAACGGAGTCATGTCTCGAGAGATGTTTGAAATATAGTTGGCCAGATCTTCTCTCAAAGATTTCTGGTTACTAGTTGTAAAGTTTGTAGCCATTTTAATGCTCCTATAACATTAGGATCTACTCTCCAAACAAATTATCTATTGCATTATCCCAAAGAACTTTATCATCATTCTCTGTTCCCTTACCTTTAGCGATCTTCTGTCTAGATTGATCAACCCTGTTGGATTTTTTAGTTGCTGAAGAACTAGGCTTCTTCGTTGGAACTCTTTTAATGGGGGCCTTCTTACGTTTGACCGTTCCTTTAATAGAGCTTTCTGTTAGTCTTCTAAACCCATCAATAGCTCGGACCATCATAGGGTCTGTCATGGTGTCAACCATTCTCTCGTCTAAACCAATGTTTAGAGCAAAATCTCGGTTGGCCTTTGCAACTTCAGGAGACCAATCTGGAATCAGTTCTGGAACTATACTATTAAAGTGTTCCACCTGTTTCGAGAAATGTTCCTCTTGTTGTTTACCCATTTGTTGTGCCATGCCTTGCATGAGATTATCACGACTTGCTTTTCTTGAAGAGTATTCATCTTTGGCCTTGCTTAACTTATTGTTAAGTTTACTGGCCTCAAAATCATCCTCTTCAAAAGCTTTATCAACCTTGACTTGAAGTGACTTAAGAATTCTTACATCCTTTGCATCTTCTTGCTGAAGTAAATGTGCATTCACCTCAGCATACATATTAGCCTGTTGACTTGCAGTTTCCAACGCTTTAGCGTGTTCTGCTAGTTCATCCCCTTTTTTCGACTGACTCTGTTTTGTTTGATAATTCGCAATAAGCTCTTCCATAGAAACTTCTGATTCTTCTCCATCAATTTTGATGGGAACCATAAATTCCATATCGACCTCTTCTGCTTCATCTGAATCTTCTGCTTCTTCTTCTTGGGTAGCGTCCTTAGACTCATCCTCATCTCCAGCTTCTTCTTCATCTTCATCTCCCTCTACTTCGTCAACTGTATCAGCGTCCTCATCGACAATGGGATTATCATCTTCGAGTTCTTCTGTCGTTTCAACATTCTCTTGGGTAGCTGTATCAGGCTCAAGACCTAATACTTCATCCGCCAAAGCGTCGAAATCGAAATCAGCAACTGACGACTCATCCGTACGGGTAGCTTCGTTATTTGTTTCTGACATTTTATCTCCTATAAAATAAGAGAGTTTATCACAACTCTCTGTCATCATTCATTCATCAAAGGTTTGTAATAAAACCTCTTTATTTTTTCTTACAGTTCTTCCCGTGCCATCTGTTGTACACAGGTCGTTTAACTACTTCTTTGCAAACCTCACATTCAATCATCTCATCGTTACCCGTAGGGGTAATCATCTTCTCTAGGTTTGCTTTTGCATTTACTAAAGAGTTAACATCTGAAGCATAAACATTTAAATTCCTTCCTATTGAAAGGGCCTTAATATTTGCTGCTAGTTGCGTTTCCACTTTAGATAGTGCTAGTTCTAATAATGCCTTGTCAATCATTCATCATTCTCCTTGGCTTGTTTTTGTTGTTGTATCTTGTTATCTTTTGCGGTAACAGCTTTATCTATATTTGCCATTACTGCTCCTTGACTAATTGCTAACTTATAAATAAACTCTCTTCGCTCTGTTTCAAAATGCTTTGTAGTTAGCCATTCCTGAAACAAATTGTTAAGTATATCTTCAGTTACCATTGTCATGGCATCCTTTATTTCTTTACACTGATATCCTTTATTAAGAACTCGTTGTGCATCGTCATAAGGGGATACCTTTTTTGGTTTCCCATCCGATCCATTTTTATAGCCCGGATGTCTTTTGTAGTCTGTCATCTCTCATCTCTCATGTTATTGAGGCATTTGTTGTTGCCCCTGTTGCTGCATCATCTGTTGCATTTGTGCCTGCTGTTGAGCCATAGCCTCTTCTTCTTGCTCCCGTTCCTCTGTGTCTTGATATAAAGACATAAAGTCTACAGGTTCTTTAATAGGAGTTTGCGCTCCCTCTGTGCCCTCAGCTTTAACCTTAAGCTCTGCCCACTCTCTATTAGAGTCATCAGAGGCTTGAAGTAGTTGACGCTTATTGTCAATCTTCTTGTTATCCGATTCAGCCTTTATCAGACTAATGTTGGCTGACTTAGTATTAAGCTCAAGTTGCATATTTTCTTTTTCAATCTGTTCTGCTTCTTGTTCCTTCTTCTTAGCAATTTGACCAGCCTCTTTCTTGGCCTGTTGAAACTCTTGAGAACTAGGATCATTAAGGAACCTTGTAGGATCCATACCCATATTCTTTAGAATATCAAGAGCTAAGTTATAAGAAGCTAAAGGATTAACATAAATTTCTGATGTAGGGCTTTGAGCCATTTGTGGTATCAGTTGAGATAGTTGTAATAACTTCTGTCCTAAAGACTGATTAGAGTTATCACCAATGTTTGCATCAATGTCCAGATCCATATTGCTTGGAAGCATTTGTAGATCCTGAGGACTTATTGAAGCATAACCTTCAGTGTTCTTGTACCTAGCAGGGTTTTTCATATTCTGCTTCATCTCTCTCAATACACCACGACACAAGTCTTTAATACCTGTCTCTACGAAACGACGAGCGATATGCTCGATACGAATCTGTGCAGCGTTTTGTGCTCCAGTCATCTTAGCTTCTGAGTTTCCAGATACATATAAGGTATCATTCAGACCCATAGCTGTCTTAGTAAGACCAGTAGACTGCTCTTTCTGTAGACCAAGGAACTCAAGCATACCTGCAGTTCCTGAGCTAATTGGCTCTGGTTGGATCTGTTGAATAGCTGCTGCTGGATTACCATTAGTTGGGATGATCTGTTTAGGTACTGGATTCTGCAATGCAGAGAAGTCCACTACATTAGGATCTGCTAATGTTCTACCATAGTTGCCAAAGTACACGTTCTCTATAAAACCACGTAGGATTGCTGTAGTAGCTTGTGTCTGAGGGCGAGCCATATCAAGAAGTGAAAGACCATAGAACTCGTGCGGAATCTCGATTGGATTGAGAACACCTATTGGAACATATGATACATCGTTCTCTTCAAGAATCGTATCGCCCGCCTTAATGACATGCTTAAGTTCAGCGATGCCGTCTCCATCTCTATCTGTTCTCAGCCAGCATTCAACTACTGTTATACTTATGTTCGCCTCGTCCTCTTCAGAGTCCTGTGCAGTTAACCAGCTGTCGATACCTGCAGCGTCCTTACGAGCAATCGAATCGCTTGACCAATCAGAACCTCTTACGTTAGATTCCTCACCGATCTCGCTTAAGTCACCCTTAAAGTCAGGCCACGTTCTACGAATATCAGAATGTGTCAGCTCTGTGATAATACCTACAAACTTAGCGTCATGAATCGTGGTTGCGTGTCTATCGATTAGAAAAGACTCTGGAGCTATGTTGCGTAGCTTAACGCCAGACTTGTCGATCTTCCTGCGAAGTCTTACGTCCTCATAAACAACTGAAGTCGTGCCGTCAGCATTCACAGTTAACTCTGCTTGAATATGTAAGTCCCCAACAATTTCCACATCAGGGTCTGCCAGTAGCTGATCAAGGACCTGCTCTTGGATTACCTCGTACTCTTCTACAATATAGTCGTAGCTTTCTTCCCAACCCCACGTGATGGCACTATTACCGAAAACAACTGCTGATTTAACCCAAGTGGACAGCTTCGACCAACCGTCTGGATTAGAGTTGAACAAACAATAATTAACTACATCCGATGCAACTTGGGAGGCTTTTATCGCAGCCATTTCGTTGCTATATGGTATGAATAATGCTAGTTTATCGTTGTCTAATAGTAACTTGGTTAACAGTGCCGTATACCCTTCGGCTATCTCAGCCGAATCAGATGATACAATTTTTGACACACCCTGTGGAGCTAAGTCTCCTTGTGGATCCATGCTCATCTCATAGACGGCATTTTCTCTACGCTTGCTTAGGTCTGATGATCCTGTATATCCACCCGATGCATTCCGCATATGGCGGTCTATCGATTGGATTAACATGTCATCAGAAATCTTTTCTATTTTCTCGCTCATTTTCTCTCTCTCTTAAGTTAATCTTTTGTTGACCATATTGAAGGCTGCACATAACCTGCTTTAGCATCAGACAATATTTGCTCATAAAAAGGTTGTGATCTTTTAAACAGAAATTCATCTAAACCTTTTTTAGTCATTCGTCCACCCGGTCTGTCCATGTTCCAATGACTATAATCATAGTCTGCGTATATTGATGAACCCATAGTAGCATTTTCTGGAAGGTCTGGATGGTCTTGTCTTGGATAAAGTAATTCAGTTAATGCTTGAGTTAATAGTTCGTCTTGTTCATAATTAGGACTATAACGAGATTTTATATATTCAGTAACATCAACATGTGGATTACCTTTATTTGCAAGAACTCTTTCTCCTAAATATTTAGTTTTATCTGCAGGAATTCCTAATGCTGACGTACCTCGTAACATTTCTGCTATTGCATTAGGATAAGCCCCTATTTTTTTGTCTAAGAGATTAGAATGAATTGATTCATGAATTCCAGTTCTTGCTGTTTGTGAACTTTCCCAATCAGAATAATCTTGTAGTCTTTGTGTTTCTTTTTGTGCTTTTTTTATTAGTTCCATGTTTTGCAATCTTGCTATAGCAGTAGATCGAGAACCGGCCTTTGGATCTTCTCGTA